TCAGTACGGGGGATAGTAGGGGTTATAATACGGCGGGTAGTATGCCGGGCGCGGGGCATAGACGTAAGCCGGCGGCGGATAATAGACGGGAGGCGGGGCGTAGTAGACCGGCGGCGGGGGAGCTGCGTATGGGGCAGCCAAGAGGGCTCCGACGCCGAGGCCGAGAAGCGCGCCGCCGACGATCGCGCCGGGGCCGTAGCCGCGGTGATAGTGGCCGTAGTAGCCGCGACCCCATTGAGCTTGGGCGGGAGCGGTCGCGGTGAGACCGAGAGTGAGAACCGACGCGGCTAGGGTGGTGGCAAGGGTCTTGCGGAGCATGATGGGCCTGCAGATGAAGTTCATCGTCGCTGGTTATCTAGCGAAGGACGGGGGCAAATTTAAGGCGGGCGGGAAATGGTTACGCGACGGCGAAATAGGAAACATTACCTTGACTCCGACCCCGCATTAAGAGGTTATTCCGGGTAGGTTGCGACAGGCGAGTCGTGGTCGCTGGCGTGCTTGCGAACGACTGGGTCGCGCTTGGGGCCGCGGTGTCCTGTCCTGCCGATGATCGAGGCGGGAGGGTTGAGTGAGCGAAATCAGTCCGTTGCAGGTGTTATTAGTTGTGATGCGCCAGAAGTGGCACGACAAGGATTACGACGGAGCGGTCGCGCTGGCGAAGGTGGCGGCTCCGTATATGCACGCGCGGGTTCCTGCCTCGCGTCCTGCGGGTGATTTGGCTGGAGTATCGGATGACGAATTGGACCGCTTCGAATGTAGCAGCGGAGCGGGAGCTGAGGGACAAGATCCGCGCAAGCCTGCATGAATGGGCCGAGTTGGCGCTGGCTCCGCAGGGGCATGCGCCGGCTGCGCACCATCGGTTGTTGATCCGGGAGTTGGAGGGGGTGGCGGCTGGCCGGTGGGATCGGTTGATGCTGTTGTTGCCGCCGGGCTCTGCGAAGTCGACGTATGCGAGCTTGATCTTTCCGCCTTGGTTTTTGGCCAACCGGCCTTGGGCGCACGTGATTGCGGCTAGTCATACGGCCAGCCTGGCGCGGTCGTTCGGGCGCGGGGTGCGGACTTTGATTCAAGAGCATCAGTCCCGATTGGGACTGTGGTTGGATCCGAACAACCGGTCGGCGGGGCGGTTCGGGGTCGTTGGCGGGGGGAGTTATTTCGCGACGGGAGTGCGCGGGCCGGTGACGGGGCGACGCGCGGACCTGTTGCTGATCGACGATCCGGTCAAGAGCCAGGCGGAGGCCGATAGCGGGGCCATGCGGGACCATCTGTGGGATTGGTTCCGGTCGGACCTGGTGACGCGATTGAAGCCTGGCGGCCGGGTCGTGTTGGTGATGACGCGGTGGCATCCGGACGATTTGGGCGGGCGCTTGCTGCAGTCGGCGGATGCCTGGCGGGTGGTTCGGTTGCCGGCTTTGGCGGAGAGCGACGATTTGCTTGGGCGTTCGCCGGGGGAGCCGTTGTGGCCGGAGTGGGAAGATGCGGCGGCATTGCGGCGGAAGCGGGCGGTGCTGGGGGATCGAACGTTCGAGGCGTTGTTCCAGCAGTCGCCGCGGTCTTCGGGTGGGCGGTTATTCAAGATGGCGCAGTTGGGGATGTCGGAGTTGCGGGCTTCGGGGACGGGGGTTCGGGCTTGGGACTTGGCGGCGAGCCAGGATGGAGGGGATTGGACCGTCGGCGTGTTGCTCATCCGTACTGGGGAGGGCAGCTATCAGATCGCCGATATCAAACGGTTACAGGGTGGTCCTGAAGTCGTTGTGCAAAGTATTCGGGACACGGCGGCGGCTGATGGATCGGAGGTGACGATCGGTTTGCCGCAGGATCCAGGGCAGGCTGGCCGATCGCAGATCCTGTATTTGACGAAGGCGTTGGCAGGTTACAAAGTCGTGAGCAGCCGTGAAAGCGGATCCAAGGAAACGCGGGCGATGCCGGTGGCAAGCCAGATCAATGCAGGATCGGTAACGGTCCTGCGTGGAACTTGGAACCGGGATTTCATTGAAGAGCTTCAGGATTTTCCGGGTGGCGCCAAGGACGATCAGGTGGACGCGCTAAGCCGAGCGTTTTCGATGGTGCTCGATGTTGGGACGCCGGCGCGCTTGCGGCGCGTAGTTTGGAACAATCGGTAAAGCCAACGTATCGCACCGTGAACGCTTCGTCAGTTTTAAATCGGCATGTGGAAGGGCTGTGTATAAGGTTTGCAAACCTCGCTTGCGACGTTAAGCCTGAAGCCGCACAGGTTGGTGTTGAAAGTGTCTTCTGCAACGCTAGATTGTGAGTCAGTGGTCGAGTGTTCAGTTTTCGCTCGACTTCAGTTAAGTAACACTGGACGGCTTCGGGAGGTTCCGATGATGAACCGGGATGGTGTTGCGTCGGCGGGGTTTGTCGAAAGCGATTGGCCGGAGCGGTTGCGGCGAGGTGTTCGGACCGTTTTGAAGCGATGTGGAATTTCGCAATCCGAATGGGTTACGCGAGGTTTCGACGTCCATCACATTGTTGCGGCGGGGTTACAGGGGGCTGCGCCGGGGCGGGCGTTGTTGTCGCGGTGGACGGTTGGTGTGCATAGCGTCGCCAACGCTGCAATTATCCCGAGAACATTTCACCAGGGTCAGGGCCTGCATCGTTTGCGGTTCTTGCAGACGGTTAATCAGCGTCTTGCTTCGGGGGATATGTTTGCGGAGGCACTGTCGCAGCATGGTGGGACAACGGCGGGGCGTCTCATTATGATTCAGACTATTCAGAAGATTGGAAATGAGCTTGTTTTACAGTCTGGGGATGTCGTAGCAATTCGCTTGCAGGCAGCTTTACAGGGCATGGTGACGAAGTCGCCGGGTTCTGGCGGCAGCGGGGGTAGTCTGCGGTCGGAGGGGGTCGGCCACGTGCCGGTGCGGCATACCCGGAGGCAGGGTGTCGCTTCGGGGGAAGGAGCTGACCGGGGCGATGCGCCTATTTTTGGTACGCAGCGATTTGGCTTTCACACTGCTCCGAGCTGCCCCTGAAGGTTCATGGCGCTGGCGGGGCGGTGTCCCGGTTTCAGAGCCTTGGGCGGTGCCGTCTCTCGAGGCTGTCGAGGGCAGTGCTGAGCCGTTCATCGCCGCCGATTGTTTTACGACGAATGGTGGGTCGGACGGCCTGATCCTGAGTGACTTCGCGCGTGCGGTGTTGGACCCGGTGTTGTCGCCGGCGGGGGAGTTTTGGCCGGTTCGGGTGCTGGAGCGTCGGTATTGGTGGTTCAATTGTATCGCATGCGTCGATGCTTTGGACCGTGAGGCGACAGACGCCGATTGGGGATTGGTTGAGGGTGGTTGGGGGTCGTTTCGGTGGATTACGACGACGCGTCGGCTTGGGTTCAAGGCGGTGGTGGCCGGGTCGGCGCCGGCGTTGTTTCGGGTGCCAGAGTATCCTCAGGGCGCGTTGTTTTGCGCGGATGCATTGCGCGAGGTGGTGGCTCGTCATGAGTTGACGGGCTTCCAGTTCGATCTGGTTTGGACAGCTTTGGAGGGCGGGGTGCCCAATCCGCCCGGGGTGGGGCTGGGAGACGCATTCGAGGAGATGAAAGCGACTGATGTTGCTCGCCGGCGTGCCCGGGCGGTGACGATTTTGGGCGCTCGGAAGCAGACCGAGCCTCGGGAATGAAGGGGTTGCCGACGCGGAGGCGTCGATCGGCGGGAACGTCGATAGGAAAATAGGCCTTGAACACACGCCCCGGAAAATCTACCTCTTGGGTATATGCTCGGGTGTTCTGTTCGAGCTGACGACTGGCGCTGATCTGGTCGAGCGATACTTTCTTTTTCAGAGTCTGAGCGGCGCGGTCCGGGTCATCGACTTGAGCCGGCGCTGTCTCTTGTCGTGGGTGCGCTGTCGCATGTTCCAATCCATCTGCGATCACATTCCTCTCGATCCGGAGTTTCCGAGCCGTGCGCGGCGGCTGGACCTCATGCGCCGTGTGCTGGACGGGACGCTGTATGATGCTTTGCCGTTCGAGTTCTATGAGGAGCGGTCGTCGTCCGGAGAGTACATCCCGCTGCGGCGGCGGCGTCCGAGCGTGCGGTATTCGCTGGCTCGCGTCGTGGTGGAAGACAGCGTGGCGCTGCTGTTCAGCGAAGGGCACTTCCCGGTCGTGGGCAGTCCGGACGACGACGTTCGGCAGGCGCTGGCCGCGGTGTCGCGGGACAGCAAGTTCAACCAGGTCATGACGGAAGCCGCGATCCGCGGGAGCGTCGGGAGCGTTTGCGTCCTGATGCGAATTCTTCGGGGGCGGGTGTTCCTCGACGTGCTCGACACGACGTGGCTGACGCCGACGTGGGACCCGGCGGAGCCGGACACGCTGGTGAGCATGGTGGAGCGATACAAGGTGCCGGGGGCCGATCTGCTGGCGGCGGGGTATGACGGGATCGAGGCGGGGGCGCAGTATTGGTTCCAGCGCCGATGGGATTGCGATCAAGAGACGTGGTTCCTGCCGCAGCAGGCTGGCGTGCCGGGAGAGATGGTGGCCGATCCGGAGCGGAGCGTGGAGCACGGTCTCGGGTTCGTGCCAATGGTTTGGATCCGGAACCTTCCTGGCGGGATTGCGCCGGACGGAGCGTGTACGTTCCGTGCCGCGATCGAAACGGGAATCGAGATCGATTATCAGTTGAGCCAGGCCGGCCGGGGGCTGAAGTATTCTTCGGATCCGACGTTGCTGATCAAGGAGCCGGCCGGGTTCGATGGCGAGCTGGTGCGCAGCGCGGGCAATGCGCTGGTCGTCAGCGAGAAGGGAGATGCCCGGCTGCTGGAGATCGGGGGGACTGCTGCAGGGGCGGTGCTCGATTACGTGCGGATGTTGCGCGAGCTTGCGCTGGAGAGCGTGCACGGCAACCGATCGGATGCGAGTCGGCTGTCGGCGCCGGCCTCGGGGCGGGCGCTCGAGATGATGAATCAAGGGCTGATCTGGTTGGCCGACAATTTGCGAGTGAGCTACGGCGAGGGCGGGATCATTCCGATTTGCCGGATGATCTTGCAAGCGACACGTCGCTACAAGCTGCGGGTCGAAGGGCAACCGTTGCCGGCGCTCGATGAGACGGCGCCGCTGCGATTGATCTGGCCGCCCTGGTATCCGACCGGGAGCGAGGATCGTGCTCGCGACGCGGCGACGCTGCTGCAGCTCGTGGCGGCGAAGCAATTGAAACCCGAGACGGCACAACGGTGGCTTGCGTCGGAGTGGGGAGTGGTGGGGGAGCAGGCATGACGGATGAAACATATCGCCTCGACGAGGCGGAGCCGGAGATCGTTGTCGTTCCGGCGCCGGACTTGGCGCAGGTGGCGACGTTGCGGGCCAGGCTGGTGCAGGCGGAATTGCGAACGGCCGCGGCGCGCGCGGGGATGATCGATCTCGACGGCGTAAAGCTGGTTGATTCGGTAGGCTTGTCGGTCAATGACGCGGGCGAGCTGGTCGGCGCGTCCGAGATCATGACGCGGATGCGTCAGGAGAAGCCGTGGTTGTTCGGGCGTGGCAGCAGCAGCAGTCCTGCGGTTGCGCCTCGGGCGACGCCTCCGAGGGCGAAGACGGCCATGGAGATGAGCGTGGACGAGTGGCGCGTGGCGCGTGCGGAGTTGCTGCGCCGGCGATAGTCAACAAATAGGAAAGTAGGCCTTGACCAGGCGCCCCAGGAAGTCGACATCTTTTCATTATGATCAGGTGGTTGTTTGGGGCGGTGATCTGACGGCTTCGGTCGTCGGTCTGCGGCTCTACTGAGCTGCTTCTAATCTACTCCGAATCGAACATAGCAGACGTTGCCGCCGGGTGATCCGGTGGCGGCGGTGATTCACCCCGCAGTTGCGGGCGTTGCTTCAACCTGAATGCCTGGCTCGCGATGCGCGCCGGGCTCAAACCGTTTGTGGTGGGGATAGGAGACTATGGGCATCTCGAACTTTCCGGCAGTTCTGCAGCCGATCATCCAGCAGGGTTTTCTCGAGCGCGAGTTCCAGCAGGCGATGGCTTCGCGGCTGGCGTACCGGGCGTGCGCCGATCGGCAGGAATTTTCGGTCGGCATCGGCGAAACGCTGACGAAAACGCGGGCTGGCTTGAAGCCGAGCGTGACGCAGCCGGTGCCGGCGTCGAGCAACACCAACCTCGACAACGGGCTGGTCCCGACCGGTTGGGGCGTCGAGCAGTATACAATCACGATCAACCATTATGCGGCCACAACCGACCTCAACATGGTGACGAGCCGGGTCGGCATCGCTGGTCAGTTCCTGCAGAATGCGGCGATCAACGGCGAGCAAGCGGCGCGCAGCCTCGACGAACTGGCGCGAAACGCCTTGTTTGGGCCATACTTCGGCGGGAACACGCGCGTTCGCGTGGCTCTCGGGGCTGCTGGGGCGTCGGTGGCGGTGGACGATATCCGCGGCTTCACTTCGGTCTTCATCAATGGTGTGCAGAACGCCATTGGCGGCTCGTCGAGCTTGACGGTGACGGTTGGGCAGGGGGTTCATTCCTTGATCAACACGACGGCTGACTCGGTGAATTTGAGCACGACCCCGGGCGGAATTTCGGGGACGCTAACGTTTGGCGAGAGCGTCATCACGTCGGACGGCGCTTTGGCCAGTCCGGTGCAGGCGGCAAACGGGAGCGTGATCCTTCGGCCGAACATGCGGTCGACGACGGCCGGGCTCACGCCGGCGGATACGTTGACGATGGGCGGTCTGCTGGACGCGGTGAGCAAGCTGCGGATGAACGCGGTTCCGGAGATCGATGGCGCCTACAACTGCTACCTCGATCCGGTCAGCTCGCGACAGTTGTTCGCTGATCCGGATTTCAGGCAGTTGTTCCAGGGCGCTACGAGCGCAAACCAGGTGTTCCGCAACGGGATGGTCAACGACTTCCTGGGCCTGCGGTTCGTGCCGACGACGGAGGCTTATGTTCAGGCGCATCCGACGTTGGCGGGTATGGTGGTTCGGCGGCCGATCGTGGTCGGGCAGGGCGCGCTGATCGAGGGCGACTTCTCCGGGATGGCGGAGAGCGATATCGCGCCGACGGACAGCATCGTCAGTGTTGTCGACGGCATCGCGATGGTGACGCGCGAGCCGATCGATCGGTTGCAGCAGATCATCGCCCAGAGCTGGTACTGGATCGGTGGTTTCTGTGCTCCGAGCGACACGATGACCAATCCGTTGGTGGTGCCGACGGCCACCAATGCTTCCTACAAGCGTGCGGTGATGATCGAGCATATCGGCTGAGGATGTTGTGTAGGCCGGCTGCCGATGGCGGCCGGTCATAGCCGGGGAGCAGGGCGATGCTGACGGATGCAGAGAAGGTAGACGCTCGGCGGTTCATGGGTTATCCGGTCTTCGGAACAAATCCCTCTGGCAACATGGGATGGCAGTTCTACCAAGCTGCCGGTTTGCTGGAGTATCGGATCGCCAATTTGAGTGCCGCGGAAGAGGCGGTGCTGCGGCAGTATCTGACGACGATTACGGCGCTCGAGCAGTATGTCCCTGACGCGTCGGCCGGGCTCGATACGCAGGCTGCGGGAGAGTGGACGCGCAATCCGGCGGAGTTGGCCGAACGCTCGCGTTTGCTGGATGGCTGGCGGCGCCGGCTGTGTGCGTTTCTCGGCGTTCCACCGGGGCCTGGATTTGGCGGCGGCAATACCGTGAACCTGGTGGTTTGATGGACTCTCGCAAGCTCCACGATCTGATCTGTCGCGGGATGGGTAATGCTGCTCGGGTCATTGGCGAGGATTACGACGTCTTTCGTGCCGACGGTCCGTTCGAGCCGCTTGCTTCGGCCAACCGGATGATGCGCATGCCGATCATCTTGGAAAACTATGCCGCGAACTATCGGCGAGTGAAGGGTGTCGATCAGGGGCTGCGGGCGACATTCGACAGCATCAGCACGAGGGTTGGCGACTATCTTTGTGGACCAGCTGGGACTCTGTTCGTTGCGGCGGTGCCGGAGCGGCAACAGCCCGTTTGCGTGCTGACGACTGATGTCGTCGACGTATATCGGACACGGGGGCCGACCCTGGCCGGGTTGAACGGCTATGGGGGGGTGACGGAGGGGGCGCTGGAGGCGGTCTTGACCAAATGGTCGGTGCAGGTGTCGGTCGTGGGTGCCGGCAAGCGAGGTGCTTTGCCGGCAGATCGGGCACAGAGCGAATTGTCGATCCTGTTTCCGCCAACGCCGGTTCCGATCTTGGCGGCTGATATCGTCGAAGACGGCTGCGGGCACCGGTTCGTCGTGCTTTCTGCGGAGGGCACGACGATGGGCTGGCGTCTGATCGTTCGCGGGTCGGAGGTATAGCCATGCCGGACAAAGCTGATGTCGAGCAGGCTTTGGCTGGGCTGATTGCCGGCATCCTGTATCCAAACGGGACAGGGAGCGACTCCAGCATCGGGGCAGGTTGCCGAGTATACCGGGGGTGGCCTGTGCCTCGCGTGCTCGAGGACGAATTGGCGCAGGGCGTAGTGCACGTGACGGTGCAATCTGTTGCTGGCACGACGCGCGATCGGACCCGTTACAACACAGAGTGGCAGGGGACGTGTCCGGCCCCGACGATGACGGGATCGATCAACGGCGAGATTGTTACGTTCTCCGGGTCCGGTGGTCCTGGGCACGTTGCAGGGGTTCGGGTCGATGGAGCGGCGTATGCCTACCGGATGCGAGCCGGCGATACAACGGCGTTTGTTGCGGCGGCGCTGGCTGCGCAGGTCAGGGCAGATCGCCCTGCGGTTGCCGTTGGGAGTGATCTCTACTTGATCGGCGGCTTGGGATTGTTGGTCCGGGTGGTGACGGACGGCGAGGGGGGACGAGAGCTGCGAAGGCAGGCTTCGGGGTTCCGCACGACGTTTTGGTGCCCGGATCCGGCGACCCGTGATTTGGTGGTTGGTTTGGTGGATACGGCAATGGCCGAGTCAATTTTCATCGACGTCGGAGGATGGGCCTGTCGAGTGCAGCTGTCCGGTGACAGCAGTACGGATGAAGGATCGGCCGGCGGGGTATGGCGCCGGGATCTTGTCTTTTTGATCGAATGTCCAACGGTTTTGACTGCGGCGCTTCCGGCGATGCTGTTCGGCACCACGGATGTCAACGGCGTTCCATTCGTCGGCTGAATTCGGCTTTAGGGGAACATCATGCACTACTTGGTCGTTGTTCGGCCGTTTGGCTCGTATCGTGTTGGTGACGTCGTCACGGATGATCACGCCATGCAGGCCATCTTGGCTTCGGAGCACGCGGAGAGCGTCGTGCGCATCCTTCCCCCGGCTGGAGGCTGATCCATGCCCATCGTCCAAGCAGGCACGCTGAACACGACGGCGTTGATCGTCCCCGATCTGTATGTCCAGATCGTGCCGCCGCAGAACCTCGTCTTGAATGGCGTTCCGACGAACATTGTCGGTGTCGTCGGGACAGCGTCGTGGGGTCCGGCCAACCAGCCGGTCATCGTCGGCACAATGGCCAATTTCTCGCAGTCATTCGGCTCGTTGCAGTCCCGAAAATACGATCTTGGGACACAGGTGGCGGCGGCTATTCAGCAAGGTGCGCAGGACTTCCGTTGCGTCCGCGTGACGGACGGGACCGATACGGCGGCGAGCTACGCATTCTTCTACGGCACGGGCGGCTATCCCGCACTCCTGACGGCCCGTTACAGCGGCTCGATGGGGAACCAGATCGGCGTCCAGCTCACGCCAGGCAGCGCGAGCGGGACGTGGCGGCTGACGCTTGGTCAGCCGGGACAGGTTCCGGAGAGCTTCGACAATATCACGGCGCCGACTCCGGCGGCATTTTGGCAAAACTTGGTCAACGCCGTGAACCTGGGGCAAGGTCCGTTGCGCGGTCCCAGTTCGCTGTGTGTGGCTGCGCTCGGAGCCGCGACGAGCACGGCACCGGTGCAGGTCACGTCACAGGCACTGTTGAGCGGCTCGGACGGGGCGGGTGGTGTCAGCTCGGTTCAGGTGGTGGGGACTGACGGACTGCCGCGTCGCGGAATGTACGCGCTTCGCGGGCAAGGCTGCAGCTTGATGCTGCTGGCTGATACCGATGATGCGACGACATGGACGACGCAGGCTGCCTTTGCACAGCAAGAAGGGCTTTATGCCATTCTGACCGGGCCCAGCGGGGACGGCATTCTCAACGCGATTTCGGCCAAGCAGAGCGCCGGGTTGGACACTTATTCCGCCAAGATCATGTTTGGAGACTGGATCTGGTGGTCCGACCCCGTGTCCGGCACGGTGCGGTTGGTGAGCCCGCAAGGTTTCGTGGCGGGGCGACTGTCGAATTTGAGTCCCGAGCAGAGCAGCCTCAACAAGCCGCTCTATGGCGTCGTCGGGTCGCAACGGGCCGGGACGCCGGGGAGTGGAAGCCTCAACGGGTATAGTTCTGCGGAGTTGACTGCTCTGCTTGGGGCGGGGATCGACGTGATCACCAATCCGCAGCCTGGTGGTTCCTTTTGGGGTGTGCGCGGCGGGCACAACTCGAGCTCGAACGCGGCGACGAACGGCGACAACTACACTCGACTGACGAACTATATTGCCGAGACGCTGAGCGCCGGGATGGGCCAGTATGTTGGACAGGTGATCAACGCGTCGTTGTTCCGGCGGATCCGGGCGACACAGTTGAGCTTCCTGCAGAACCTCCTGGGGCAAGGTATTCTCGGGAGCACGGATGGCCGCCAGCCGTTCTCGGTCATTTGCGATCTCAGCAACAATCCGCTTTCGCGGACCGGGCTGGGCTACGTGCAGTCTGACGCCCAGATTCAGTATCAGGCGATCAACGAGAAGTTCATCGTCAATCTCGAGGGTGGTCAAACTGTTCAGGTCACGCGCCAGACCTTGCCGAGCGGGCAAGTCGGCGCGCCCACGGCCAATTAGGAGGACTGAATGCCTGCGAATAGCTTTTCGACAGGACGCGACTGTCAGTTGGTCGTCATCGGACCGAGTGGGCCGAATGGAGAGGCGGGGAGTCGCGTGGATTTGACGCACGTGACCGGCTTCGAGAGCCGGCAGATGACGCATCCGATCCGGATCAATCGACTGGACGGGATCCACATTGCAGCAGAGCTTCCGAAGGGATGGGAAGGACAGTTCGAGATCGAGCGGGGCAGTTCGGCCGCAGACGATTTCATCGATGGTCTCGAGCAGGCCTGGCACGTGAGCGGCGTTTTGGAAGGCGGGACGCTCTATCAATACGTCTCCGAGACGAATGGCTCGACGAGCACGTACCAGTTCGATGGGGCCGTGTTCAAGCTGGCGAGCGCGGGGCAGTGGAAAGGCGACGCGTCGGTCAGGCAGCGGCTCGAGTTCTTCGCCAGCCGCCGCAAGCGTGTCACGTGAGCGTGGAGGGTGCGAGCGTTGGAGCGACGCCATCGCAGCGTATCGTCGCGGAGGCCTGTCGTGAGTTCGAGGTGACGGATGCGCTGGGGCGGGTTCTGCGTGTTCGGCGACCAGGCGCGCTGGATCGGCTGAGATTGTTCAAGGCTGTCGGCCCAGCGCTGTCAGGGAATGAGCGATACGTCGGATACGCTATGCTCGCGATGTGCGTGAGCGGGATCGACAACGTGCCGCAGCCGGCTCCGGTTAGCGAAGCGCAGCTGGAAGCTTTGGTTCAGCGGCTGGGTGATGCAGGCATGATCGCGATCGGGCAGGGGTTGGCGAACGCCGAGCAGGGAAATCCGGTAGCGCGGCAGGGCTGAATGACCCGGCCGCGCTAAGGCTCACTACACAAGAGGCCGATTTACGGGATAACCTGTATTTAATTCGGAACGGTATTCCCTTCGATGTGGCCTTCAGCCTGACCGCGTTCGATCGGCGTGCTTGGGTTGTCACCATTGGTGAGCTCGATGGTCTCACGTGGGACTACGCGGCCGGGCGATGGAAATTGTGAGCGCTGCCGCGAACGAACTATGGACGGACGGACGGGAATGGTTGATGCTTATGAGATCGGGATCCAGCTGGCGCTGCAGGATGGGGTGAGCGCGGGTATCGAGGCGATCGAGCGCGAGTTAGCGGAGGTCGATCGCGCCATCGCAGCGACCTCAGCCGGGTTGCAGGCCCTCATGCTGACTGCCGAGGCAGCTTCCCGGGCTGCAGCTGCGGCAAGCGGCGCTCGTCCAGCCGGTATCGTTCGGCAGTCGCTGGAAGCTGGCCAGATTGCGCCAGAACCGGCGTCCCGAGGTGAGCCGAAGGCAGAAGGGTCGCAGTGGAACACGGAGAAGGCCGGGGTAGACGCTGCGCCGGTGAAAGTGACGGTTGCAAGCCAACCTGCTTCGCCGTTGAACGCTCACCCCACGACAGGCGCAGTTAGCTCGGCAGCCCAGGAACCTGCCGCTCCCTTAAGCGGCAGTGACACGACGCTCCCTCAGTGGTCGGACGCGGCGGCTCCGGCGGTGATCTCCCAGCAAATCGCAATCACGCAGGCATCGTCGGAACGAGGCGTTGGCAGCCCTGATCGATCCGGGCTGAACGAGGCAAGTTCAGCGCCGATAGAGCCCAGACATCGTGGCGGCGTCGTCGGAGGTCTGTCACTGCCCGAGGTCAGGCCGGAGGTTATCTCCCCGGTAAAGGCAAAAGGCGGCGTTCGGGTCGTCACGGCTTCGGTTGGGACACGTGGTGCTGCAACGGCGATCGAGCCGAGATCTCCAGTGACGGCTCCGGCCTCACATCAGCCGAACCATGTGGACCAGGCAAGAACGCCAGCACGAGGATCTTCGGCGCCTTTGACTGGGCAGCCTCGCGCGGAGGGCAATTCGAGTTCGACCGCTGGTCCAACCAGCGCATCTGCGCCGCAGCCGCAAGCGCGCGGTGGCGAGGAAGGATTGACCGGTTCCGTCATGCTGGATGGGCGACTGGTCGGCCATTGGCTTTCAGAGCAGATGGCCAAAGAGGCGTCGCGGCCGCCGGGCGGGACGACATTCTTTGATCCTCGGCAAAGTCCGGCTTGGAACGTTTCTGGAGCACTCTGATGAGTTCCTCACCGATTTTAGGGCCGATCGTCCTTACTGGGTTCGAGGTGCCGGAGCGGATTACATTTGGTGGCAAGCAACGCCTGATTGTTCATGCGATGCCGGGCGGCGGCCGGGTCGTGGATGTCATGGGAGGAGACGATGCGCCGATCCGTTGGTCGGGCGTGTTCTCCGGCCAGAACGCTGTCGAGCGTGTGCGCGCGCTCGAACGGCTGCGCCGCCGTGGGGAT